TAGAATTAGAGCCTGAAAGATGCGCATCGTGCGGATCGTGGAAGTTGGTTGATGTGCCATGCAGGACGTGTAAGTAATGCCTATATACGAGTTCGAGTGCAATAACGAGAAGTGCGAGGCTAATGCCCGCTATGACAAAGAGCTATCCATATCCGAGCCACACGATCTAGATTGTCCGTTCTGTGGTGAGACCATGCGAAAGGTGTACTCAAGTGTTCCAGCAGTCCATTTCAGAGGTTCAGGGTTCTACAGCACAGACAAATAAACTGCTTGTGTTTGACTTCTATTCAGGCACAGGCTCTAGCACTAAGGCGTTCGAGGATGCTGGTCATACAGTCATCAAGGTAGAGTTAGACGAATACTTTGAGGCTCATGAGCGTGACATCCTTGCACTCACAGCAGAGGGCTTAATAGCCAAGTATGGGCAGCCTGACTTCATATGGGCTAGCCCACCATGCACAGCGTTTAGCGTTGCATCTATTGGTCATCATTGGAATATAGATAAATCACCTAAGACAGAGCTTGCTAGGTTTAATCAAGGTCTAGTCAGTCATACATTAGATTTAATCAAAGGACTAAAGCCACGCTTAGGCTGGCTTATGGAGAACCCAAGAGGCATGCTGCGTATATTGCCTATAGTCAAAGACTTAAAGCGTGTGACAGTCACTTACTGCCAATATGGTGATACACGCATGAAGCCTACTGACCTATGGGGTGAGCTAGATTGGACACCAAGGCAAGCATGTAAGAATGGCATGTCATGTCATGAAGCTGCGCCTAGAGGATCTCGTACAGGTACTCAAGGGATTAAGGGGGCTAAGGATAGAAGTCGTGTGCCATATGAGCTTAGCAAAGAGATATGTGATGCACTTCATAGTCCACATATTGAGATAAAGTAAGGAGCTATGTATAAATGTACTTGACACGCTTGGTACTCTCTGGGCTAGAGCCCTTCAGGGGCTCACCGCGAGCCGCGCTGCGGCTAGCTCGCGGGGTAGCCATCGTTATTGGGATAGCTCTGTCTATGCAGAGTACAGCAGTAGGAGTAGGCTCAATAGATCGTTATTACGATTTACATTCATTAGCTGATTATCAACTTACAGATAGACAATATAAGTGCCATAACCAGATAGTGTTTAGAGAATCATCATTTAGGATTAACGCTGTTAATGGTAGTCACTATGGCTATTACCAGATGCGTAATAAGCTGCTTAAGGATGCACCTTATGATGTACAGTTCTACTACTATCACAAATACGTCAGCCATAGATATGGGCTTGACCCATATAATGATGAAGTGCCTAACTATTGTAAAGCCCTTAATCATCTCAAGACTAAAGGATGGCAGTAGTGGCAACCAAGAAGGGTGATCCTCGACTATCGAGGAAGTACAAGGAAGTACGCCTTCGAGTATTGGCTAGAGATGGGTATGTGTGTTACTACTGCGGTGCAGAGAATAAGAACATGACCATTGACCACATCATCCCAGTTAGCAAAGCGCCAGAGCTGGCTATAGATGAAGCGAACATGCGTACATGCTGTGTAACCTGCAACTCACGCAAAGGTTCACGCAATGAGCGTGTTTTTTTAGAGAGTGTGCGTACCCCCCCTGTTTTTTCTGCCTTAATCTCCCCGATGCAGTCGGGAATAGCCCAAGACAGTCCGTTTACTACCCGACCAGTCCAAAGCTGAAACGGATCTAATGAGTCGAGTCAAAACCCCGCGAGGGGCAACCAAACCAAGGGTTCACAGCCCACTCTTAAAGGGCAAAACTAAAGGCGATGAAGTTATCGAGTTCGCTAAGAAGTTAGGCGAGCCTTTAATGCCTTGGCAAGAGCTGATCGTGCGGGATTTCTTCGCTACAGATAGCAAGGATAAGTTCATCAGAAGGACTGGGTTGCTTTTGGTAGCCCGCCAATCAGGTAAATCATATTTAGGTCGGATTATGTGCTTAGCGCACCTCTTTCTATTCAACAGCCCTAGAGTCCTCATAGCTTCATCTAATCGAGCTATGGCTTTGGTGTCATTCCGCGAAATGTGCTACACAATTGAAAGTAACGATTTTCTGAATTGTCAGGTTAAGGCTATCCGTCATGCTAACGGCACAGAGTCCATCGAGCTATTGCCAGAGTTTGGTGGTGGTCGCTTGGATGTTGTAGCAGCGACTAGAGATGGCGCAAGAGGTCGCACCTCTTGGTTTACTTGGGGCGATGAGCTGCGCGAGTGGTCACAGGAAGCAGTTACCGCTATTACCCCTACAACGAGAGCAACAGACGGACAAACATTCTGGACTAGCAATGCTGGTGATGCGTTTTCCCTTCCGCTTAATTCTCTTAAAGAGCGTGCGTTGGAGAACCCGCCTAAGACCTATGGCTACTACGAATACAGCGCACCTAATATGCTTAAGTTCGATACCACTAGCAAAGCCTTCTGGGATGGGGTAGCGCAAGCAAACCCAGCTTTGGGGATCAGAGTCAGTCGAGAAGCCATTGAGGAATCTCTATCTACTGCCAGCCATGACGAAATCATGACGGAGCTATTGTGCTTGTGGGTCTCCAGTCTCCAGTCACCATTCCCGCCTAATTCCATTGAGGATTGTTCTGATTCAACCCTGAAGATGTCGGAAGGTGCTTACACAGTATTCGGCTTTGATGTAAGCCCTAGTAAGAGACACGCGAGTCTCTCTGCTGGTCAGATATTGCCTGATGGCAGGATTGGCGTTGGAGTATTGCAGGAATGGGAATCCCAGATTGGTGTTAATGATCTAGAGATTGCTGTAGGCATAAAGGCATGGGCTGACATTTACCGCCCAAGGCAGATTATGTATGATCGTTATGCCACCCAGTCTATTGCCGAGAAATTGTCCAATGCAGGTCAGATTGTCGAGGATTGTTCGGGTCAGCAGTTCTATCAGGCTTGCGGCGATTTACTTGATGCAGTCATAGCGCAGAAATTGGCTCACAATGGGCAGCAGTTAATCCTCGAACAGTTTGCGAACGTAGCTGCGAAAGTCTCGGATTCTGGCTGGAGAATCATCAAGAGGAAATCAGCAGGATTTATTGACGTGCCAATCAGCGTTGCCATGATTGTATGGAAACTAACCAAACCACAACAGGTAGCGGCTATATACTCGGAATAATCTATATGTAGTGTATAATTGCCCTCTATGGGTCTCTTTTCGCGTAAGCCACAAATCTTAGAAGCGCAGCTTGCGCCACAGGTCATGGGCGAGAATCTGCCCTCGATTTACAGCCAGATTGCTTTACGCGTATCACGCAAAGAAGCCATGTCTGTGCCATCAGTAGCCAGAGCCCGCAACCTTATTTGTGGAACAGTCGCAGGAATACCTCTTGAGTATTACAACAAGCGCACAGGCGAAGTTATGGCTGCGCCGCGCTGGGTTAATCAACTTGCAAAGAATCAGCCATCATTTATCACTATCTGCTGGATCGTAGATTCACTTTTGTTCTACGGAGTATCTTATCTTCGCGTTACAGAGCGTTATGCAGAAGATGGACGCCCTGCCGCGTTCGAGTGGATTGCTAACGCTCGCGTTACATTTACAACCGACCTAGAAGGCATCATGGTCACGCAGTATTACGTTGATGCTGCACCAATCGCCATGAACGACATTGTTACTATTCAGGGATTTGATGAAGGCGTGTTAGAGCGCGCTGGTCGCACTATCCAGTCAGCGATTGACATTAACAAGGCTGCATCTATCGCATCAGCTACTCCAATGTCTAGCGGAATCTTGAAGAACACAGGCGCAGACCTACCACCTGCCGAGGTCTCTGGACTTCTCGCAGCTTGGAAGCGCAGCCGCAATAACAACTCGACTGCTTACCTAACCAGCACTCTTGAGTTCCAGTCCACACAGTTCTCACCTAAAGACATGATGTACAACGAGGCGATTCAGAACCTATCTACTGAAATTGCTCGCGCTATGAACGTTCCTGCGTATTACTTGTCAGCAGATCAGAATACAACCATGACTTACGCAAACGTGACTGAAGAAAGAAAACAATTTTTCGCTTTAAGCATCGAGCCCTATGTACAGGCGATTCAGGCGCGTCTATCTATGGATGACATCTCTACAGCAGGACACGAAGTCCGCTTTGCAGTCTTTGACACATTCCTCAAGCAAGACCCAATTAAGGAACTTGAAGTAATTGAGAAGATGCTAACTCTAGGGCTGATTACAACTGAACAAGCTATGGAAATGACAGACCTAACACCTAACGGAAGTGAGGGGCTCTAATGGAGACTCTATACATCGA